ATGTTTGGCTTTTAAGGGTGGCTGCATCTATTCCTAGACCTAACTTACCTAAAGCGGTATTTGACCCGTCATAAGCCCTTCCTAAGGCGTTTGTGACGGCTTCTAGAGGCTTACCTGTGGCAACGCTAATTTCTTGAGCAAGGTTTAGTAATTCTTGGGCTTTTGTAACATCCTGTGTTGATCTGATTAATCTACTAAATGCAGGTCTTAAAACATCATCAGTTGTAGCTGTTGCAATAGATTGCTTGCTAATGTATTTATCAATAGCCGATATTTGTTCCTCAGTAGCTTTAGTATTTGATCTAATCGTTTGCTCTAGTTGCTTACGACCCTTTTCATCCTCAGCTGCTGCTTTAACTGCTGAAACTGCAAATGCGGTTGCTGCTGCGCCAACGGCTGCAAAAGCCAATGCTGCTTTTTTGCCAAAGTCTGCAATTTGATCTGCTGATTTATCAACTACCTTTTCAGCATCTTTTAAGCCATTACGCAAGCCATCAATATCAGCTGCTAACGCTAAAGTTAATGTTCTACTATTACTAGCCATTTACAAACTCTTTTCTAATTTCGACAATTATATCCTCAAACTCTTTAATAATTGTTGGTTGTAAATGTCTAATAGTTGGATAAATAAACCAACCCCTAGATCCTGGTCCTTTAGACATCGGCCCTGACCATCTTGGAAATTGTGGGTAATTCTTTGATCCAAACTCATGAGCTGCACCAATACCTAGACGGCTACCTTTAGGATCGTTTCTAGTATTAAATTGAGTGGTTGCACCACCTGAGAATTTTTGACTTGCAAAACCAAATTTAATTTCACCTAATACGGATGATTTACTAATTTTTCCGCCTTGAGCAATACGATCTGCAACCTTGCCTCTTGATGAAGCAATACGGCGAATTTCATCAAGCTCTCTTTGGGCAAGCGCACCAACTCGCTTAGCAGTTTCCTCTTTGGCAATATCGCCCATGTTTCTAATTACTTTAGCAAATTGATTTAATTCTTTTTTGTCATAGACTATTGAAGGCTGTGTCATTTATCGTCACCTTCCAATATCTCAATTGCTGTTAATATGTCGTCTGCGCTAGTCCATTCGCTTACTGGTATTTGGGTGGCTATTGCCAACTGCACCAATAAGCGACTTAGACTTCCTACTGGATGGCTTTTGGGTTCACATCACCGACTTGAATATCGGCAACAGTTTCCATCCATGCTTCATAAGGTTTGACAGCCTTACCAGCTGCTTCGCGCTTATGTGCGTGATAAGCCAAAAACATTAAATCACTAACACCGATCTTTTCAGATGCTTGGCTAATGATATTGCCTGTTTTCTGCTCCCACTTCGCCCATTCTGGGGGTTGGGCAATATAAGTTGCTTGCTCCCCAGAATTGTATTCAATTGTAATTGCTAGTTTCATTTGTTTGCTCCCGTTTTATTTTTTAGCTGAATGATTCTGCTGGCACGCCAATTACTTGGAATGATAGAGAAACTGTTTGTGCATCTGGTGATGTTCCACCAGCTGATGGCCATACTGGCAAAACTTGGAATGTGAATGTTGCGCCTGATGCAGCTGTCATTACTGTGCTGATTCCGGTGTCTGGTGCTGACTCAGCAACGCCCCATAAAATCTCGCATAGAGATCCAGTTGCGCCCCAGTCTGCCAACATTTCAACATCAAATGTGAAGTTGTTGTCTATAACTTTATAGACTTTTCCATCAAGTGTTTCGTATGTCTGACGATCCATTTCGCCAGTCAAAGTTGCACTTGTAGCTTGTGCGTCGAATGTGTTACCACCGATGGTAAAGGTAACATCCCGACCAGTAATTACTGTGGTAGCCATTTCCGCTCCTTAGGTTGTTTGTTGATAATAGGTTGATACTGTTATATCAGAGATCAATAAATTTGATGCTCCGACTTGTGTAACTGTTGGTCTATCGACCGATCCGACAACATATCCGTTAGGAATAACTGCCAGAATGCTCATAATAAGTTGCTCTAAATTATCCAAAGATGCAGGATTGCTGTTATAGGCAACTGCTGCTGTGATTGTCATATTTACACGACAGCGAATTACTGACTTGCCAATTGTTTCAATTTCAAGGTATGGCGATTGCGGAACGCACACAACTGCTGGCGGGATAACTGTTTCTGGCACAAAAGCATAAACATTTCCTGCAACACCGGCTAAAGCTGTGGCAAGTGGTTGTCTAACTGCTGAAAGAATTGTTGATGCTGGCATTTATTGACACATGCTTTCAACATCTAAATATGGCCCTAATAATCCTACGCAACGATTAAATAATGATCTACCCATTCTAAATGGGCTAGCTGTAAAATCTACTCCTTCGATTTGTCCACCGGCTGCGATTCTTGATTGAAAGACTTCGACTGATACTGCAAAGACAGCTGATCTAACAGATTGGTTTCCAACATAAGTTGATGCTGATGATAAAGTCGCGCTTCCACTTGGAATAACATTTGCTTCTGCAACATCGGCATTAGTGATTGCAGCTTGGAAGGTATATGCTCCAAGATCTGTGTCAAGTACTGTTCGTGTTCCATTGTATGGGCTTCCGCATCCTGCGATAACGACTGATTGTCCGGCTGTAAATTCATGAACACCTAGTGTAGTGAAAGTAGCGACATTGTCGTTTAATACTGTTTTTTGAATTGGGCTTTTAAATGTAACTAACATTGGCAGAATTGTGTTTTCGCTTGTGTCTATTATGCCATTTAAGTAAGTGTCATCATACAAGGCAGATGACACGCCAAGCACAGATCTCAACTCGGTGGCTGTGATTATGGTTGGCATGTCATCTCCTTACTCCCATTAAAGGATGCCTATGATCGGGAGCAACCATAGGCACTCAGTTAAATTAAGCTACTGTCAATTGACGGAATGCTGTTGGGTAGCGATTTACTACGCAAACATATCCGTATAGACCGATTTCAATGCGTCCGTTAGCAACAACATTTGCACGAAGCTCAATTGTTCCTGACTCATGGAAACGCATAGCTGCTGATGGATATACAAGACCATATTTGGTATTTGCATCATCACCTGTGTAATTTGGATCAACTACAAGATCAAGTCCTGCAACTGTTCCGTTTGTACTGCCTTGTGTAATTAAACCATTGGCATTTGATGGAGCTGCTGCTGCAAATAGTGGACGACCATCTGCAACTGCGCCTAGTAATCCGGCAAAATCAATTCCATTTTGTCCACCTGATGGCGCAACTAATAGACGATTTGGTGTAAAACGCATTACTCCGTAAGAGTCTGCAATTCCATCAGCGATTGCTGCATAGATTGATGCGCCTGATGATCCGCCTGCATTCTGTGATGCAATTTGTGCTGCATAAGCATCTGTCTTTTGTGCATATGATGCAGCTAACTCGCGAACTAATAAATCTGCGAAAGATGGGTCTGAACGATCAAATAGTTCAACATTTACAATGTTTGCACCAGCAAACTTAACAATGTTGTCCTCTTGGAATGTAACAGTTGTGTCTGTTGATGAAAACTCATCACCTTCAGCTGTTTGTGCAACTGTTGCTTGTGTTCCTAATTTTGGAGTAAATACTTTCATCCCAAAATTTGGAAGTGGAGCACGCTCAATTGAGTTAATGAAAGGGCGTGAATCATCAATTACGCCAATAACATCGCGTAGATAATTTGGTGGAACTGTTCCTGTGTTCTCTGAAACTGTTGCGATTTGTAATGCAGCAACTAAGTCGCGTGCATCTGTGTCGCCTTGAATTGCACGGATTTGTGCATTTACATATTGTCCTGCTGTAACATTTGTATCTATGCGTGGCTTTGTGTAAGCAACATAGTTTGCAGTTACAACTGGAGCTTGTGCCGCTTCTACCGCTTCGGTCGCGATAGGAGCTTCAGATGTAATCTCTGACACTTTGTTCTCCTCTGTTGTTGTATCCTCAGCGGCTGCTTCGGAATTCTCTATTGGTGTTTCACTTGCAGCAACTTCCGCCACTCTTGCAGAATCAATTGCTGGCTCGGTTACTAGTGAAACTTCTTGAAGTGTGCTTGATTTAATTCTTAGCACGCCTTCCTCATTTTTCCATTCGTTAATTTTAACTCCGACACTAAAGCCGTCGCGTAGTCCAGTAGCAGCCTCCTCTAATGCGTCATCCGCAGAAAAAGTTTTTGCCAAACGGAAGGTAGCTTCTAAACCTGTATCTGTTGCAGTAATATCGATTAACTTTCCTAGAGGTTTGGTTCGCTCATGCTCAAGTAATAATTTTACTGGCTTAGAAAAATCAATTGAATCCTTTTCAAAAACAGTTAATCCGGCACTTGTTGATCCCTGCTCATCCCATGTAACTATCTTTCCTGAGATTGTGCGCTTATTGGTATCAGCTGCGGTTATTTCTATTGGATAACTAATTTTCATCGAATTAGATCTTCCTCCTCTTGGATTTGCTCAACACTCATCGCGCCGATGCGGTTTAGTATTTCATAAACTTGCGCACGCTCTAATGCTGAACCACGCAAGAAATCATCAATATCAAATCGAGTTTCAATTCCATTAGGGCAGAAATCGGCTTGAGACAATCTTTGTTCAATTGCAGTTAAAATTGGTCGTAATGAAAAGTCAATAAGTGCTTTTCTTTCGGCTGTCATGTTTGAATAAGTCATTGAAGTAGTTTCAGCAGATACAAATGATGCAGGAATGCCGGATGCTCTACTAATTTCCAGAGCTAAGTATTGACGCGCCTCATTGAGTTGAAGTTTGGCTGGATCAAATCCTAAAGCCTGTAATTCAACATCAGCATTTAAAAATGCAGTTGATCTTGTTGATCTTGATGCTTTCCATGACTCTAATAATTTTGTAATACGCTCTGGAGTTAAATTTGTGCCATTTGATTTAAGAACCATTTGTGGCATTGGCTCTTTAGCATACATTTCAGCTGCTTTTTCTAATTCAGCAGCAGCTTTAATTGTGCGACCTGCGCGATTTAATATTCCTTCATCTAATCCGTTAAATACAATTAATGAACCTAAACCAAATGGTGGCACTCGTTTACCATCAACTGTGTAATACTCAATTTCTGTTGAATTACCATTTAATGATGCAAATACTCTATTAGGTGCAATTCTTGTCCATGCTCTAATTCTTGAAGCATCGGTTGCAGCATAAGAATCCATTACCATTCCGTAAGCAACTCCGTATAATAATAAATCCTCAGCGATCCAAGCATAAATTGCTGAACCTGCAACTCTTGGATCTGGTTGCATAATTACACGATTTGGTCGTATGTGTTCATTTGTAAAATGATTGTATTGCTCCAGAGGAAGCGAACCAACTGTTGAGCAAATTATGTTTCTTGCGCGAGCTCCAGATGGGATGGCCATATATTGTTCGCGAGTTGCAGTTGTTGTTCCAAATAAAATTCCGCCAACTAACTGTTGCGCATTGTAAGGTGAGAGTGATGCAGCTACATCAACTGGATTTTCTTGCGTTGCTCTAAATCTATCAAATAATCCCATTAGCATATAATATACCATAAAGTC